AGACACAGTATGGTGCTAACTGGGGTGGTGTAGGTGTAGGTGTAGGTCAAGCAAATGCTGCAGCATTTATTGGTGGAAAGACTGGATTGGATTTTGGTAAAGCATTTGGAAATACATTTGAGGCTACAACAGGTGGACTTAAAACGCTGGGTTATGATCTAGCAAAGCAAGCATTAAATAAAGGTCTGGGTGGATCATTGACAACGAACCAACTAATGGGTGGTGTGTCAGGAACTATAATAAACCCTAACGTAGAATTAATGTATGAAGCACCTGAATTGAGAGGATTTAATTTAAACTTTAAGATGATGCCAAGAAGTGAGACAGAAGCTAAAAATATTTTTACTATCTGTCAAACATTAAAGAAAGCAATGCTACCTTCATTTGGTGGTAAAGTAGCAAATACATTCGAATCTGGTGCATTATTGACCATACCAAAAATTGTCAGTGCTAAATTTATGACAGGTAATAAATTAAATAAATATGTTACTCAATATAAACCATGTGCTATCACTAATGTAAACATTAACTACACACCAGATGGTAGTTATGCAACCTACGAAGATGGTTCTCCTGTAGCAACATTGCTTTCAATACAATTTAAAGAACTCAAACTCATATTCGAAAACGAAATACCACTATCAGACGAACCCATAGCAACATATTGATATGTTCTTCTCACTAATACCAGACATCGAGTATGATGTTAAACCAATCAAGTTTCCTTACACTAAATCTGATTTTATAACTGCAAAGAATTTCTTCAGAAGATTTGAAATCAATGAGGATATATTTTCATACACTGCAACGTTTAATAAGTATGCAGTGATAGATGGTGAAACACCTGAACAGGTGGCACAGAAAGCATACGGTGATCCATTTCTTGACTGGGTGATACTAATAACTAACAATGTTATCAATCCTTTATTTGATTGGGCAAGATCAGACAATGCTGTAAGAAAGTATTGTGAAAAAACTTACATCGATCCTTACAGTGAGATACTATACTATAAAACCCGTGAGATCAAGAGTGGTACTTCAATGACCACTGATCTTACGGGTAAAAATATAAAAATAAATGCTCTTGATGCTGGTCTCAAAGTAGATGAGAAGTTCTACAACACACCGTTCTCATTCTTTGATGGCAGTCAAGTAATTACTATGGCAGGTTCAGAAGTATGTTACCCTGTCAATGCATATGAACATGAGATAGAGGAAAATGAAAAGAGAAGAGAAATATATTTACTGAAGGGTAGATTCCTAGATGCATTCGTAACAGAATTTACAGAAAAAAATAGATATGAATCATCAACTGATTACATATCTCAAAGAAGTAAAAAGACAGGAGTATAATTACTCCTGCTTTTCTTCGTGACTTTGTAGTGCTTCTAGTATTCTAGACATGTCAAGTGTCGTTAGTTCTCCGTCATCTGTCCACTTTAAAGTAGAGTACGATTCAGTTTGTCTATCGTTGTGAGTAAAGTAATCTCCTGACATTGTTTTGTGTGGGGTTCCTCATAATAATTTATCATAGTTTTCACACAAAACAGGGTTTTCTTTATAGTATCTTTCGGTTTGCTTTACATAAAAAAAGACCCCCGAAGGGGTCTTTAGAATTATTCTTCTGCTAACTTTTGAAAGTACGAGAGAGCATCATCCTCCTCTGGTGTTGAGGTTGGAGTCGATGGGACTCTATCAACTCTATCAACCACAGGTGTTGGTTCATACTCTTCGTTTGCCTGTTCCTGTTGTACAGCAGGTGCTGTATTAAGTACAGTATTCAAACGTTGTTGAAGTGCTTCGTATGTTTTGAACTGATCTGGTGCTGTGAATGCTTCCAAACTGTAAGCAGTCTTCCAGATATTTTCCATCTCTTCATCATCAGTTGATAGAGCAGCAGGTGCTGCAAATTCAGAACTATCATAGTTCCAGAAACCAGCAACTGTTTTGATCTTCAACTTGAAGTTAGCACCTTCCCAGAAATCAAATACATTTATAGGAGTCTCATCTTGAAACTCTGGTTGCATTGCAGCGAGGATTTTATCATGAATCTTCTTGCCATACTTGTACAAGAACACTTTACCCTCGTTCTCTGGGTGCTTTGGATCACTAACAACATAGATGTTAGAGTAGTAGGATAACTTACGCTTGCGTTGACGAGCGATATCCTTGTCAGATTCTACACCACTGTTCCATAACTGATTGTTGGCAGCACTAACTGGATCGTTATTACCCAATGTAGTTAGAGAATTCTCTATGTACCAACCACCTGGTCCTTGGAATGCGTGAGCATATAACTTTGCCCATGGTAGTGCCTCCCCATCGGGAGCAGGGAGGAAACGGATAACAGCATATCCATTACCTGTAGCGTCAAGTTCGGGCCTCCAGAGTCTCTCGTCGGCACCTGCTTTCGCATTGCTGGACTTCTCTAGTTCCTTTTGTAAGAACTGGAAATTTGTCTGGGACTTACGCTTTAAATCTGCGAATGTCATTTAATTTTTACCTCTTTGGATTTGGCTTGTACGACTCGATGGTCATGTAAACATTATATCATAGGCAGAAGGTCGAGTCAACCCCCTTCTGCCTCTTTACGTGCTAGTTCAGTCATCATATCTATCCTTTCTAACAGTTCTTTGAACATGTTTTCAAGGTTATCATTGTCTTGAGCACCAAACATTACTGCTGCTGCTCTTAAGTTCTGTATCATTACCTTTGCTTGTGGATCATCAGACAACTTAAGTCGTGCCCAAAAGATCTGTTGCTTTTCTATCAATGATTTTAACTTAAAGAAATAATCTAATCTTTTTTTCGGTGACAGTGCTGGGAATGTGTTAACTGATCTGACACAAAACTGTTGTAGTTCTGTTATCTCTTGCAGTTCACCACGTACCATCTCTGACTTAAAAAAATCACTCATACTAGTATTAACTTTGCTCTTGATGTTTTCTTAATGAAGTTTAACTTCTGTGCATCATATTTAAGCTTTTCTTTGAGTGGTTTTGATATCAATTTTGATACGGATTCCACTTCAATCTCTTTTGTTTCACAGTAATGTACAATAGCATCAATATAGTTCATAGTATGTTCTGATGCAATCTTCTCAACATCCTGCGAAAATTTCGCAGCAGTCATAAATTTATCCTCTAGTTTTATTTCGGGCATGTTTTTCGTTGTACTCCTGAATATATGATTGTAATCGTACAAGGTACTCCTTTTTAGGAGAAACAATCTTTACCTGTGTGTCTCCGTTTTCACAGGCAACTATTGTTACTAGTTGTTCAACATCAAGACCGTACAACTCCTTGAAACAACATGCATATGCTGTCTCTTGTACGTAGTAATCATACATGTAGAGTTCTTCTTTAGGTCTTGCTGATGTCTTAAAGTCAATGATAGATAATTTTCCTTCGTACTCTGCTATACAATCCACTCTTCCTGCTATTTTTAAAACGTCTGAATAGAGTGCTGCTTCTTGAAGGTATATCCTATTTATATTGTCAATAGTCTTCACTGACGAGTGAAACATCAACCAAGGCAATGGTTGTTCTTTATTGCCAGAGTCAAGAATGTTTAACTCTTTACCTGCCATATAATCTTCAACCAATTTATGGTACCTAGTACCACGTCTAGCAGACTTCGCAGTAATTGCTGCTGCTTTCTTCTTACCTACTCTTGCTCTCCATTTAGCAAGACCTGCTTGCTTCTTGGAGTTGTTACTGATAACAGTAGTGATAGAAGGATACCTCTCACCTGATGGTGACACATAATATCTTTTACCATCCACCATCTCGGTGTTGATATCAGTTATCTCTTTTATATCAGCAACACGTTCAAACATAATTGCACCACCCAGTTATAGTATATTTAAATTCATTAGGAGCATTAACTCCTCTATGCATATGAGTCCATCCTGCTGGCCAGATATACATATCACCTGCAATAGGATTTGTAGTAAAATTCTGATGAATAAACTCTGTCCCTCCACCATCTTTTATAGTGTTGAGATAAATCATCCATGCAAAACATCTAGTAGAAATATCAGATGCATTGAAAGAATTTTCACAATGTGTATGAGAATAATACTTATTTGGTTCGAATTTAGCAAACTGACATGTGTGGAACGTAGTCCAATCACCCACATTAGTATTAACTAAAGGATATATTTTACTATAACTATCAATCCCTTTACCAACAGATTTTCCCAATCCAAAATAATCAGATTGATCTTTAGGTTGTAAAGAAATTTCTAAACTACCAATGGGTGTATTTACCCCCATCATTCCAAGACCTTGAAGGTGTTTATTATCATCAAAGAATCTTATAAGACTATCACAAGATTCTTTAGGTAACACACTCTCATAGTATATAAAGTCTCCTACCGACATTTTATATACCTAGGTTTAACTTTGCAATGATGTATGACTTGACAATACCAGACCTAACGATATCTTCAATTCCATATTCAATAAGAGAAAACTCATCCATAGTCTGTAAGATTCTTTGAAAATCTATGACACCAGTACGATCTGTTGCCTTTACAAGGTCAGATTGTGATGCATCACCACAGAATATGATTCTACTATCTTGACCAACACGAGTCATGATAGTATCTAACTCATGGAAGTGTAGGTTCTGACTCTCATCAACAATGATGATAGCATTATCGAGAGTTGTACCACGCAAGAATGATGTAGACCAGAAAGATATAGTCTCTTGATGTTTAAGATTCTCATAAAGCATATCAAATGATGCATCATCAGGCATCTCAAACATATATCTTACCATATTTTTGTATGGTATCTGATATATGTCTGCTTTATCTTCATGAGTACCAGGTAAGAACCCAATCTCTCTTGTAGCAACCAATGATCTAACAATGTATACCTTTTCAACTGGTGAGTTCTCATCAAGAACATCACGTAAAGCAAGATACAATGCCATAAATGTTTTACCTGTACCAGCACAACCATAGGTAAAGAGATGCTTACCAGCATCATACTCTTTGACCATTAGTTTTTGATTGTCTGTTATAGGTTCAACAGATACAAATGTAGAATTGTTAATAGGTTTTCTACGCTTCATTTGTTTAGGTGTCATCCCAACTAAATCAGGTGTAGAAGTTCTTCTTTTTCTAGGCATAATTTAGTTACCAATCAATAGTATTTCCAGGAATCTTTCTTGATGCTTCCTTCATAAAGGAGTTCCACTCTGGATGAGTCTTACTCATTTTATTCTTCCAGTTGATACCTTCAGAATCACAAGCACCACCTACACCTGCTTGCCAGTCTTTGTCCCAGTCAGGATTATCTTTTCTCCACTGTTCATATTCTTTCATGGTCATGGAGAGTTCTTTCTTCTCTTCAGTTTTTAAATTTTTTACAGGATATGTTGGCATGATAGTTATTTAAAAGGTGGTCCTTGAATCCATAATACTAATGATTTCCTCACTCCAGAAGTAACAGGTCTAACTCTGTGCCACATGTAAGAGGGAAAAACAATGACAGATCCTTTAGGCATTTTGAATGTGTCATATCTTTCGTTTGAGTTAGGTCCTCTCGTTTCTAAATCAAATTCACCACCCTCATATTCTTCAGGATCATTTAAAAAAACTGTTACACTTATCTTTCTATTGTATGGTTTATTTGGGTGGTACTCGTGTTGAGTTTGAAAGGAGGGATTTTGAAATGAATCGATGTGCCAGTCATAAAAATCACCCTTATGATAGTGACCTAATTGAATTGCTTCTATAAACTCTATGTCAAATCTCCAACCAGAAAAATTAAGATTGTAATCTTGAATTAGTTTCCCAAACAATTCAGTAAGTTCATCATTAACAGGTAGGAAACCTGTTTTACACGACCTTACAGATAAATCTTCTTTTTTTTCAGAAGAATCTTCATCATCTAGTAAAATAGCATCATGTAATTCTAATTCACAATCACTAATAATTTTTTCAATAATATTGAGTTGTTTCTCATCCAATTTAGTTAATCCATATGGATCAACTGACGTTTTATCTACCACTCCAAAGCCTCGGATACAATAGGAAACTGCTCAACAAATACCTGACGGCATCCTTCAGCAATCTCTTTGTGTTCTTGTTGTGTTCCATGTGCAGAACGTAAATCTATATAGTGAATCCATGATCGACATGAACCTGTCATATAGATACGGGTTGGCGTAGCAAGAGGTAGTACAAACCTAGCACACTCCTTTGCTATACCAGCATCAAGCATCTCTTTATATAAATGCATACCATTAACAAAGTGTCTTTGCATTTTAATTTCAAAGTCTTGTTGTGTTAATGGATCTATATCATCAATACTATTCTGTCTATTCTTATCATCCTGACGACGTAATGCTGGTAGAGGAATCTCTTTACCTAACAAACTACTATCAGCATACCTTTGAGAGAACTCTTGAAAAGTAAATGATCTATGTCTTAATACTTGTGCAGCAATACCTCTAGTAGTTTCAATCTCTACAGTCAGGTGTGCCTGTTCAAATACAGACCAATGATTGTGCTTAATACAATACTTAAGTAACCCTGATACATTAGGATTCTCCTGATTGTTCGGGTTGCTCACTCTCGCTACATATCCCATCGTCTCCTCTGCTTTCGGAGTCACCGAGATCAATTTCACGTTCGACATATCCAAATCCTTTTCTTTTATAAGTTTGTTTGTGTAGTTCATCCCTAACTAATTCATCATAAAAACCAGACAACAAACGCTCATATTCTTCTGAAGTATAGAGATCTGGTTTGCGTAATGCTTTTTTAATAGCACGAAGTCTTGGTTTTCTTTTCATCTTTTTCAAGAAATTTTTGTCGGGGAAAATTTTTCCGAATTCATGGAATCGAAAAGTCAAATTTCCCTGATATTATAGCATTAGATGAAGTTGATGTCAATTAGATGGTGCTTTAAAATACTTATTGATCACCTCAACTTGGTCATCATACCTAGCAATCTTATCAAGTTCAACTTGAATTGCTTCAGTAATATCTGAATGCTCACCAATACCTGCAGGATGTTCTAGAATCCT